CTCGTTATGACGAGATGGAGTAAAAAAGATTTAACGGGAGTCCTGTTAAAAAATCAAAAAGACGTTAAAGGCGATCAATGGGACGTGGTCGAGTTTCCAGCAATCATGGACCACGAACCAGGAAAAGAAAAACCGGTTTGGCCTGAATATTGGAAATTAGATGAGTTAGAGAAAGTTAAAGCAACATTACCAGTTGGTAAATGGAACGCGCAATGGATGCAAAAGCCAACTTCGGAAGAAGGTGCGTTAATTAAACGTGAATGGTGGCGTAGATGGAAAGAAGATTGGATTCCACAACTTCATCATGTCATACAGTCTTATGACACCGCTTTTCTTAAAAAAGAAACTGCTGACTTTAGCGCAATTACAACGTGGGGTGTTTTTTATCCAAATGAAGACTCACCTGCCAATTTAATCTTGTTAGATGCTATAAAAGAGCGTATGGAGTTTCCAGAGTTAAGAAGAAGAGCTTTAGAACAATATAAATATTGGAATCCAGAATCCGTGATCGTTGAACAAAAAGCATCGGGTACACCACTTACTCATGAATTAAGACAAATGGATATTCCCGTTTCTACCTTTACACCAAGCCGTGGAAATGATAAGCATGTAAGAGTAAATTCGTGTGCGCCTTTGTTTGAATCTGGAATGATTTGGGCACCAGAACAGAGATTCGCGGAGGAAGTAATTGAGGAATGTGCGGCATTTCCACACGGTGATCATGATGACTTAGTCGATGCTATGACTATGGCTGTTATGCGATTCAGACAGGGAGGTTTTATCTCTCACCCCGAGGATTATGTAGAAGAAAAATCAACGCCTAGAAAAAGAGTTTATTATTAATGTCAATATCAATACTTAGAAGATTATTAATGAAGCAAGCGATGAAGAAATCTGCGCCTTTTCAACATGAGGGTATCATGTCTATTAATAAAAATTTAGTAAGGGATGTTGATAATACAGTTAAGAAATGGGTAGAGTCTGCTAAAAGCCAAGGTCAAGACATAGATAAAATGTCTGAACAAGAACTTAAATATTTAATTGAACTTAATAAACCTAAAGGACCAACGATTAATGAATGGAATTATCAGATAGATAGTCCTGAAGGTAGAAGATTCATGGAAAGCATTAAAGGCACTCCTGAAGGTAGAGTCTTGCTAAAATCTTTAATAAAACCAAAAGCAAAAGTTATAGATGCATCTTCTTCTGAAGGAAAAGGTATTACAAACGATTTATTTAACATGTTAGATAGACAATCTGGCAAAAATGTTATTAAAACAGATTTTGGTAAACCTTTTGCAGAAGAAGTAGGTAGTGCTGACAACATTATTAAAAATATAAAAAATATGGAACCAATGGACGCGATGAAAGAAGCAAATTCTGTAATTGGTAGAAAAGGCGTATATAAAAATTTAACACCAGAAGAATCTAAAAAAATATTAAAAGAAACAGAAGATCATATCTTTGAAAGAGATATACCTATTGATCCAGAAGACATGGCCGACGGCGGTAGAACAGGATATAAAGATGGAGAAGATGTTTTTATAGGACCTAAAAGAAAAAAGAAAACTAAAAAAGAATTAGAAGATGAAAAAAAATTAAGAGAAAAAATAGAAGCGTATATTGAATTACAAACAATAAATCTTCCAGAAGAAGATCCATTAAAAAAATATCAACCAATAGATTATAGCCTTTATGGTGGATTTATGGATAATATAAAAGGAGAACAAACTGGAAATATTATAAATGATTTTAATAATAGTATTATTAATCCCAAAGATGCAAGAGTAGGTATCAGTAGATTTAATCCTAAAACAGATTCATCATTTGTAGCGGGCGTTGGACCAAGTGGTTTTAATATTGGTTTTAAAAAACCTTTTGCAGACGGCGGTGTTGCAGGATTACTGGGTGAGAGAACGGAATCCACGGTTGCTAAACCTAAAAGAGGTTTAGTGGATGAAGCGGGATCGTATGCTGGATTAAGTTCGACTGTAAATCTAGGATATCATGGAACAAGTCCTGCAATTGCTGATGCTATAGCAAAGTCAGGATTTAAAGGAGGTACAGTTCCAACATGGGCCGGGAAAGGCAATGTATTTACATCACCAAATATAAATGTTGCTTCAAGATATGGACCATCAAAACTTGGTGTAGTTACATCTGCAAAAAATTTAACTTCTCCAATTGGAGGAGGTTTTAATAAATCTGGAATTTCTTTTGGCAAAGAAATAGTAAGTAGTCCTACCCAAGCAACTAAAGGAATGAATGCTTTTGAAAGAATGAAGTTGAAATATCCTAATTCTCCAACTTTCCAAAGATTATTAAATACTGGAACAACAGCTGTAAAAAAAAGTGTAAACACATTGGCACCAAAATTATTAGGGGGACTTGGTTTTTTATTTGACGCTGCACCTGTAAACGCAGATGAAATTGATGGTTTTGATATGAAAGCAATGATGGCTAAAGAAGCATTATTTAAAAGAAAACAAAAACAAGCCGATACTTTTAAACAAATAAGAGAAACAGAATTAGCTAAACAAGCAGCAGCACAGCAAGCAGCGGCAGCTAAACAAGCGCAAAGATCAAGAGAAGCTGCAACGGCGGCTAGAGCAATGGCAAAGAACCCACAAGTATATAGAAATGCCGGTATAACTTCAGGAGGTTTTGCTTCTCAAAATACAGGTACTAATCAAAATTTTTCTAATAAAACTGGCAGAGGAAGAACCGGATACAAAGAAGGACTTATGGCAAGACAAAAATTTGGTTTTGGTAGACGTGCATTCTTAAAATGGATGGCGGGAACTGGCGCAGGAATCGGTGCAGCTAAATCTGGATTATTTAGTTTATTAAAAGGTGGTGGTAAAAAACAAGCTGCAAAAGAAGTTATTAAATCTGCAGGATCCGGGACCCCTCCTCCGTACTTCTTTAAATTGGTAGATAAAATTAAAATGATGGGTGATGATGCACTAGCAACTCAAGATAAAGCCATATCTAAAAAATATAAAGATTACACAATGGAAGAAGACTTTGCAGGCAACATAGAAATTATAAAAAAGAATAACGACATCGCTGAAGATGTTTATATGAGTTACAAAGTAGACGAAGTTCCAACTAAAATTGGAAAAAAGAAATCTGCAAAAGTTGAAGAATATGAAGAGTTTACTGCAACACCAGATGGTGATGGTAAAATGAAAAATATTGAACAAGGTGTACCAGATGAAGTTGTTAATGAAGGATCTGTGTTTGATGATGATTATGTAAAATTTAGCACAAAAGAAATAGAAAAAGCATCCGGTGGCCGTGTTCCGTTATCCGGGGGCGGTTTAGCTGGAATGTTGGGCGAATGAGAAGTATACTAGATTACATTGACAAGATGCAAGAAATGTACGGGGACAAAGAACCACGGAACATGTATTCTGAAGGTCAATTAGTACAAAACACGGTTGACGGATCACGGCCCGGGTATAATGGTGATACAAGTAAGGTCTATAATAAAAAGACTGGGCATATTTATCCCGGAGGAAATGCACACTCAAACTGGTGGTCTAAAAACCCAGGTAAGAATCAACATAAAAAAAGTTTAAAAAATCCTGAATATATTGAAATATTAACAGAAAGAATAAACGATCCAAAATATAAAAATTATAATTATCAAGATTTAGTTGATGAGAATATTATAACTGACAAAGAATATAGGGAGCTGAAAAAGTTGGGTATAGACGCTCAATTTGAAGGTAAACATAGTTATGTTCCTAAGAACAAAGCAAATATAGTAAGATCCGACAAAATAAAAAAAGTTCAAGGTTCTAATATCTCGATGATAGGTCAAGGTCAGACTGGAACACAGTTTAGTCACGTTTATCCTTTAATTGAATCAGCTCCTCCTGGAACTCAAACAACTTTTAAAATCGATGCCAAAATGAATAGAAAGTTAGAAGGTTTTAATGAAATTGGGCAGAAGATTGCTGAGAAACAAGAACTTTTAATTAAAAATAAACCCGAAGGTTATAAAAAACGATTAGAAATATTAAATGGTGAAGCGAAGCTAAATGTTAAAAATGCTATTCAAAAATTAGGCCCTGAATATAAAGGTCAAATTGGTTACTTTCAAGTTGATACAGAAACCGGAGTATTTAAAAATAAAGCTGGAAATTATAAAATGAGTTTTTCTGGTATTGAGGGTGAAAATAAAAAATATATAGAGATGAGTGGTGAAGAACGAAAAAATTTCGAGAGAGCAGAGTCTAAGAAACAAATTTTAAAAGATTTATCAACCCCTAAAGGAAAAACATCTTTTAAAACCCATCTTCAAAACAGTAGAAATAAAACCGCAGCAGAAGCTCAAGCTAAACTTTTTAAAAAGCTAGGGATAAATATTGATGACGTGTGTTCTAACTTAGTTGCAGGGGGTGGAAGAATTGGTTTTGCAACTAAGAAATGTGGAATGGCACTGGTTCAAAGTAATCCAGATGAATTTATAAAAATTGCTGGGGGTGAGAAGTATAAATCAATTTATCAAAAACTTTTAAAAGAAAATCCTAACAAAGTTAAAAGTGCAGCAAGAGGAATAGTTAAAAATATTAGAAAGTTAGGGATTGCTAATCCGTTTAGTTGGATTGGCGGTGAAGTTTGGTATGTAGGTTTAGATACATGGGCTTCAAGTGCTAAAGGAATTCCGTTTGGGGAAGCATTGGATAAAGCTTTCATTTTTAAAGATTTTGGAACGACACATAGTAATTTAATAGAAACAGCGAAAGAAATGGGATATTCAGATTTACAACTTGAGAATTTACAACAGACTTTAGATTTATCTGCAAATCAACAGGATATTGAAAGAAGAGAGTATAATCTTCCAGGTTTTCAAAAAGAATCTGAGAATTGGGAAAAATTAAAAGGTACAGATTTATATACAAATCTTTCAGGTGCTCAAGGAAAAATGGCGTTTGATCAATTTAAAAATGCGGAAAAACAACTAGCTTTGGCAAATAAAAAACAAGATAATTTATGGACTAACTATATGTCTAATATTTCTGAACAAACTGGAAAAGATGTAAGTCAAATAACACAGGAAGATATAAATATAGGTTTTACATCTACTTATAACGTGGCAGAAGATAAAGTAAGAAAAGAATTAATAGCTCAAGGAAAAGGGGATTATGAAGATAAAGCTAGATATGTTCATCCTTATAGTTCTGGTTTTGGTGAAGCATTTTATAATCTTTGGCCAGGAAATTGGAATATATTTAATCCTACGGCTGGTTTATTAGAATATGGTTCTCCTGAACAAGTAGCAGAAATAAACAAAAAAAGAAATTATTTAACATGGGAACAATTACAAGATCCAAATATTCCTCTACCAAAAGAAGCAATGTCAGGTCTTTATGAAAGGTCTGACGATTTAGGTTATTTATTTGAAGGAGCATCAGGAGGCAGAGCAGGTTATATGGGTGGTGGTATAACTGGAATACGTAAACCAAGTGCAATTCCACCTGAAAGACAAGGGTTGCGTTCTATATTAATCAATGGTAAAAAATCATAGGAGAATAAATGGCAGATATTGAAAAAGGTCTCCCGAATACTCGTACTCAATTAAATGTTCCTGGGCCGGAACAAGAAGTCGATATTACGGAGCAAGAACAACAACAAGGACCCGTAGAAGTAATACCAGAAGAAGATGGTGGTGCGACTATTGATTTTGATCCAAATGCCGTGAACCAAGTAGGTTCGCAATCGCACTTTGATAACTTAGCAGATATATTATCAGAAGAAATTTTAGATCCCATTGGATCAAAAATTAGATCAGATTACCAAGATTATAAATCATCAAGAAAAGATTGGGAACAATCTTATATCAATGGTTTAGATCTTTTAGGTTTTAAATACGATAATCGTAATGAACCTTTTCAAGGAGCATCAGGTGCAACTCACCCAGTTCTTGCTGAAGCTGTAACTCAGTTTCAAGCATTAGCTTATAAAGAATTA